TGTTGCCCAGCATGACCAGCAGGCCCTCATCCCGTGCGGCAAGGATGCGCTGCGGGATGGTGACGGCGCAGTCAAGATAGGTCTTGCCGGAGCGGGTCGCGCCGGTCTTGACGTTCCAACGGTGATTGCAGTTGCGCAGATATTCCTGCTGAAATTCAGTCAATGGCACTGTCTACGCCTCCCAGCAGCTCCTTCGCCTTTGCCAGTGCATCGGCGGCGGGGTCTTTCTCGGAAGTGTCTTTGTACATCCCGAGGTGCTTGCCCAGCAGGTCGAGCGCGCGGAGCTTGTCGGCCAGCTTCACTTCCTGCTCAAGCCCATCCTCGCCGAACATCTTGACCTTGACTGACTGCACAGCGGCAAGGTCATCGTGACTGGCATCGGATTTGAGAGAGGCGGTCTTGGGGTCGATGAGGTCAGCGGCGTTGACGAATGCAATCTTTGCCAGCTCTCGCAACACCCGGTCAGTAGATACACCGGTGCGGCGACTCTGCTCAGCCTGAAGCTGGGCGATGAGCTTCTGAACTCCAACATTCTCCAACAATCGCGGCCCCACGGTCTTGGCACTTGCTGGGGAATATCCGGCGCGGATGGCCGCTTGGGTCGCATTCAAATCGACCATGTATTCTTCGCAGAATCGTGCCTGCTTGTCGGTCATCCTCACCACCTCTCTTGCAAAAAAGTTGGAGCAGCCGGGAGGGTGCGGCCCTCCGTCCGTCTGGTCACGCCAGCGCTCTCGCGTCTGAGCTACGGCTGCATAAAAAATCCCCGCACATTTCTGTGCAGGGAAGAAAATCTTTGAAGCAGCCTCGGAAAGCTCAAGAAGGAGAAAAATGCCTGTCAAGCAGCAAAAAGTCCAAAGGAGCAATTCATTATGATGGGGGAGAAGTTTCGGAGGCTGCGTATATCGGTGGGCCTTTCCGGCTCTGCCGATGGTATCATTTTACACCGGAAGAGAGTGAACGCACAATGAACGGATACTGCACAGTTTCAGAGCTTCAGGTGTTCAATGGCCCGGCGGCGCAGGGCGAAAATGCCACGGGAAGTGAAATTCATGTCTGCGGCTACTTGCTCCCATTTCAGGCAGTCCAGATAGTATTTGCGCAGAGCGCAGTATTCAGCGGAGTCCAGCTGCACAAGCACGGCATCGATTTCTTCAAACAGAGCGTCACAGACGGCCAGCTGTGCGTAGGCACGGCGTTCGGCTTCTTCTTCACGCTCTACTGCCCGGGCGAGGCTCTGCCCATCCTTGCTGCCGCCCGGCGCAGCGCTGAGGTTCTGGGTGATGTGCCGGGTGGCTTCCTGCGCCTCTGCCAGCCGGTAGGAGAGCCGCTGGTAGAGCTTTTCGGCTTCCCGATAGCGGGAGAGCCAGCTTATCTTTTCCTCGTAGGTCATGCCAGCTCCTCCACCTGCACGAACACGCCGCAGATGTCGGCCCAGAACTTTTCGACGATCTCGCTGCACACCTGGGCGTCGTCGTGCCAGAAGTGCAGGCGGGTCATCTCGTCCTTGAGGGCTTTTTCCAGATTGTCAGTGTCGGGCTTGGAAGTGCGCCAGCTGCCGTTCGGGCGGCCCTCGGCGGGGAACATCCACTTGACCAGCAGAC